TTTCTAGCTCTGAAATACTGAATTGGTAAATGATACATATTAACAATTTGTGTATGGTCAGCATTCCAATTAACTTGAAAAGCTGCATTACCATAAAGTTTTAAATCAAATGCTACTCTTTTAATTTCTTCCTGAGGTAACATTTTATTAAATGTATCTTTGTATTCTTCGTTCTTTACATACAATCCTTTACCAAATACTAAATCTGCAATACCATTTACACATGCTGCAGTTGTTGTTGAGTTTGTAAAAGCTTCAGTAATGTTTTCAAAGAAATCATCAGGTGATATAATACCAATAGGTACATAGGGATGTCTTGATGATGCATCTTCTATCACCAATGGTATTTCTTGCTGTTGCAAGTTTACAACTGAAAATTGTTCTAATTGACTCATATTATTCTAAAATTATATATTGATTGTCAGATAATGTACTTACATAAATTCCTTCTTCAGGTATTTGGTTAGTATAGTTTGGTTTATCTACTGATTGAGATACATAGACTTGGATTGAACCATGCCATATTTCAAAGTATCCATCACTAATTGTTGCTCTAAATTCATCTCCAATTTTAACTTTTGAACCGGTTAATAGATTAGAATTAAATGTTAATAAGCTTTCGTATGCATTGTATGTATATCCATTCAAACTTTCTGATGTGTTTGCCTGTGTGTACATATCCTGCAAACTTAAAACTAAGTTAGAAGAAGCTGTTGGAGCAGTTCTAATTGTATATTGGTTACTTCCTGATAGGTAATACGTTAGCATCTTGTACTGAGCTTGTTTTTATCTCTATAATTTAACAATTTTCATTAATAAAATAGTGAATCGCATAAAAAAAGCACTCCGAAGAGTGCTTTAATATGTTTTTAGTGTAATACTGATTAGCTATTAGTACCGTAAACAATAGTTGGTTGATTCGTAGCAGAACCGAATGGAGCTGCTGCTGAAGTTGAACCAGTGATAAAGTTTGCAGGTACAGGCTCCATACCAGTCAAAGTGATAGAATAACCATAAAGGTCACCTAACGCTGCGCCAGCTTGAGATGTTCCAGCAGTTACATCAGCACCCAATGTTTTACCTACTAAGAAAGAATCACCATTGTTTGTTACAACAACGATTTGTGGTCTTCCGTAAGATAATAATTTGAATTGAGTGTTCATATCTTGCGTTAATTTCTTAACGTTCAATTTTAATTCTTGAGAGAAAAATGTTGTACCATTATCTCTTGATGTAGTTACAGTTTCAGTATAAGCACTATTTCCTTTTAACTGATAGTAGTATGCACTAGCAGTAGGGAATGAGGTGATGTATCCAGACGCGTCAGTTGCGAATGAACCAGTTGTGTAGTTGATGAAGTAAACTCCGCTCAAACCACCAATACTGTCTTTACAAACTTCATTTCTTCCTTGAGTTAAATTACAAGCCATAGTGTTTAATTTTTTAAATTAGTTATTTGTTTTTTTATATTTTAAGTAGGGGAGAATTTCTCCTCCCCATATCTCAAATATATTAAGGAACGTAAATAGTTACGTTTTGTCCGATACCAAACTGAGTTGCCGCAGTGTATCTCATAATTACTCTGAAGTTTTGAGAACCATCTATGTTAGCCATATCTAATACTCTTACTTCGTTGTAGTCACTTAACAAACCAGTACCGAAGTATAAGTTTGATTTTTGTGCAGCTACTAAGTAACTGTTTGTCATACCTGGTGCCCATACTAATTCAATACCATTGAAGTTTAATGGTTTTTCACCAACGTTCATTTTGTTATCAAAACCATTTGCACCTTGTGCTCCACCTGCTAAAGCTTGTTGATAAGCCTTAACTACGTTTGTTGGTACATAGATAACTAAATCTTCCTTACCATAAACTGTGTTAGGGATAGTAGATACTAAGTTGTCTAATTTAGCCAATACGTTAGATGAGTTGATAACTCCAGAACCTGTAGCTTGTAAAACTGCTCCTGTTCCACCAGCTGCTGCTGATGCAGACATTGCTGGTAAGAAACCAGTGAATTGTCCGTTGTTTGCGTTTAAGCCAGTCCAAATGCTGATTTCAGTTGCTTCTGCAACTTTACCACCAACATAAGAGATTAAGAAATCATTAAAATCTTTAGGGATTTCATCAAATGCTGAATATCCTAATTGTAATGCTTCCCAAGATTGTACGAAGTTTTGCTTACACAATTCTAAGTTTACTTGTAATTCTTTTGGTTCAATAATTCTTTCAGTAAGAGCTACTGTACCTGATGTTACGAAGTTACAAGAGGTATCATTTACGATACTATCAACAGCGATTTGTTGAATTACTTGTCTATACTTCACGTTTGGCATAATAGTTACTGTCTTATTATCCAACGTTTTTGCACTCAACAACGCTGCTGCGATGTACTTACCTGCGAATTCACCCGCGTATGTTGTGGTGATTGCTGGTTGAGTGAAATTTTGTCTTTTTCTGATGTTACTCATTTTAATTTCGTTTTTTAAATTAATTATATAATTTAGATAAGAAAGTAGATTGTGCATCTGCTGATTTACCTTTGTTATTCATGTTGATTCTTTCAGCTGAAGCGTTTACAGGTGCTCCGCCTAATTTTGGTGTTGACATTTCGTTAGGAGTCATAGTTTGTTTACCATCATCGGTAACTTTATCTATATCAATTCTTCCCATTTCTTCATCCAATCCTGCTAAGTGTTCTTCGATATCATGTACCTTAGAAGTTACTTCACTCATAGCTGTTTCATGTTGTGAGTGTGCGTTAGATATTGCATCTAACTTTGTAGATAATGCTTGGTGTGCAGCTTCTAATTTAGAATATGCATCAGCCAATTCATCTAAAGATACTGGTGTTTTTTTATCATCAGTTTGTGCTAATGGTTTAGGAGTACCAGTTGATTCCTGAGGACCATTCTTTGAAGAGATATCATCCCCTGCTAAAGAATTTAAGTTTGTTTTAGAGATTGCTCTTTTCATGTGTTGTTCAGTTTTACCTTCGTTTGCGTCTGATTCAGCATTATCATCTGATGGTTCTCCAGCTTCATCTTCTTCTGATTCCTCAGGATGTCCAGATACCGCAGTAATTTTACCGTCAGCTATTGTTACGATAGCACCTTCTTCTTCACCATCTTCGTTTTGTATGATTACTTCAATGTTACCATCTGCAGCTGGAGTTAATGTTCCATCTTCAGATACCGTATTGATTTCATCACCAACTTCAAAGTTTGGAGATTCGTAGATTGTACCATCTTCAGATTGTGCGCCTGCTAATGCGATGTCATCCTTAGAGAATGCCAACATCTTCATTATTTTTGCTAATACATTTGATGAGTTCATATTATTTTTGATTTAATTATTTAACAATTGTTTATTTGTTTGTATTGATTTTAGTAATCAGGAGTTAAATTTGCTGTTGAATAAAATTGTCCACTAGCTGTAAACGTATGATATGTGTATAAACCATCATATGTTACCTGACCACCTCTACCTTTTTGAGTTCCAGTGTATTTGAATACAAATATACCAGCTGCTCCACTACCACCATCTTGTTGAACATTTGGCGTTCCACCACCTGCTCCACTACCACCACCTCCTGTATTTCTTATTGCGTTTATACCAGGTGTGCCGGCTCCTCCTGTAGAACATCCTGTAGGCGCAGGTCCACCACCACCACCTTGAGCTAAACTAGCTGATACTCCAGCAACAGTTTGAACCATAAGATTTGTAATACCTGTTCCACCAGCTGCTCCACCTGCACAATAGTTACCAGCATTAGTTCCTGCGCTTAGTGCACCACCACCTCCACCTGCTATTGTAAAGTATGTACCAGGTGGTCCAGCCGAATATAAAAATCCTTTACCTCCATTATTACCATAAGATACCCATGTACCACTTCCAGTAGAAGGTAATGTACCACCACCATCTGAATATTGATTTGGTGCACCTGCTCCTGTATTACCAGCACCAGACCCACCAGCTAAACCATTAGCATCTCCTCCAGCTTTAGAAATTATATAATATGTAGAACCTGTTGCAAATGTACCATCTGCTCCACCTACAATAGTAATGTCATAAACTGAGTTTGCTTTAATTACCATTCCAGACCCTGAAACTACAGCTCCAGCACCACCGCCACCACCAGATGTTCCTGAATTGTTAGCAGCTGCACCATTACCACCTCCACCAATCATAATATATTCATTAACAATATAATCATCATACGGAACAGTAATAACACTTGCTGTAATTGTATATGGAT